GCGTTCCGAGTAGAGCGCCCCTGCGCTGTCCGCGTTTACCGCCCATATGCTCACGGTGCAAATCGACGCGCGTGTTGCGACGACCTGCGCGTTCTCTTCGCGCGTCGGCTGATTGTCGCGGCTAAGCGTGCCGCCCTTCGCAGTCCCCGTGCCGCCCTTCGCGCCCGGCATGAACACGACGCGATTCGCGCCGCCCGCACCCTGGTTGATCTGCTTCTCGCGCTCTTTCCAGCCGAACAGCACGGCGTGGTCGAGGCCCATCCGCGCGAAGTATGCCGCGACACCATCGGCAAGTGCGATGAGCGGCGAGCGAGAGACGAAGTTCTCCACGACCGGCATCGCCATTCCGGGGCGAGCGTCCGCATACTCCCACGGCCTCACGTGCCACCCATCGCTTTGTCAAACGCCGCGTCCGCCGCCTTCTTGATCGCCTCGATGAGCGCCGCAGGCATCGCCTCTTCCGCATCCGGGATAATCTGACGAGGAGGCGTGTGGTACGCGCCTAATCGCTGCGCGACACTTCGACTCTTCGGTACCTCCGGCGCGGCTTGCCCCGCTGCTTTCGCTGCTTTCTTGGCGGATTCGTGCGCCTTCTTGGCACTTTTCTCGATGGCTTCGACTGCCTCACGAGCCCCGGCTGCATCACTGATCTGCGCCGAGCGGGTTGCGCCGAGCTTCGTCCCAAAATTGTGGATCACGTTCACGCCAGATAGCTTCGTCGTGATGACCTTGCCGTTTGCCTTCGTGCTGATCGCTGCGGCTGCATTCACGAGCGGCGCACTGCCGTCTTTCTTTGCAGGCCACGAGACACCGGCCGGTGTCGTCCCGGCTTTCGCACTCTTCTTTAGCGCCGCCTCGACGAGTGGTGCGCCGAGACGCGCCGCCTCTTCGGGCAGGTCCGCCAGGCGAGCGAGCGCAGCGATCATTTCCGCCATGGGGTCGCTCATCGGTCGTACCGGTCTTCCCGGCGCGCGTTGTGCTCTTCGATATCCGTCCACACGTACGGGCTTTGCTCCGAGTAGCCAAGCACGCCGCCCGTCGTGACCGCCGAGTCCAGGTCTTCGGACATGGGGAGATCGAGGAGCCCGTCTTTGCCGTTCGCCGCGTCCTTGAGCTGCTCGATGCACCGCGTCTTCTCGTCCAGGTATATCTGAATGCCTGGGTCCTGCGAGTTGGTCCCACGGCGCATGTAGCAATCGACCGTCATTATGCGCGAGAGCCACGACAGAATCGCCCCCGGCACCGGAGTATCGGCCTGGTACAGATTCCCCGTCGTGAACACGGCGTTGAGCGGGAACTCCGCGAGCATGCCGGTTGTCCCGAGCCGGTAGGGAGTCGAGCTTGTGATTCCAGGCCCCGCTCCCGCGAGTGTTGCCGGCGGGCTGTTCGGCGTCCACGTCACGCCGCCATCCTGCGACCACACGAACGTCATCTCGCCGAGCTGCCCCCCAACGATGACCTCCAGCCACAGCCGGTAGCTCCCGAGCACCGGGCGCCCGATGAGGTTCACCGCGGGCGGGTTGATGCCCTGCGCGACGAGGGCGGGGCAGTTCTGGCCGAATGGGATGTGGTTTCGAGCTGGGCCGGCGTTGCCGTAGCGCTTCCGCGCAGCCGCGTTGATCTCGCTCGACCACATCGCTTCCGACTCGCGAATGAACCCTGGATACAGCTGCTCGATGTGGTCAATGTCGCCCGCAGGCATCATCGAGCGCAGCCGAAAGCCGGCATGTCCGAGGTACTGGTTCACAACGCCGAAGGCCGGGGGCTCGCTTGCGCGTCCTACCCGGCCGGGGAGAGAGAGGCGACGAAATTAGGAGCCGTCGACTCGGAAGATGGTGAACGGGTGCCCGTAGCCGGCCGACATGCGGCCCTGCACCTGATACTCAAATTCGTTCATGCGATCGAGGTCGGCCATCTGGCCCGTACCGCCCGAGTCGCCCGTGTAGTAGTTGACCTTGAAAGGCTTGCGCACAATGTTGAGCAGGCCGCCAAGCTCCGTGTTCCGGCTCTCCTGGCAAACGATGTAGTAGGTCGTGTCGTTCCCGTAGACGGTCTCCGGGAGATAGAGCATCGACCCGTTGCTCGCCTGCACGAACGGCTGGTTGAAGCTGTACGAGAACGCCCCGCCGAATTCGTTGGCAATCATCGGCACGCCGAGACCCCAACCAGAAATCAGCGCTTCGACATCAGACGAGCCGGCCCCGCCGGTCGCTCCCTGCGCCAAGAACTTCGCCTGCAGCAGCTGCCGCAGACGCGGAGCCATCCGGGGAGGTGCGATGATGGCTTCGGGCGTGAGAAACGCCGGGTCCATTCCGTTCGGCATCTTCACGTTCGCGATTGCTGCGATTACGTTGCCGAGGTTGGTCAGAGCCGCATCTACCGTGACCGACTCGTCGATAGGACAGGCGCCAGGATAGACGATCTGGCCGCCAGAAGAGGTGACGGACGACCCGTGGAACCAATTCGTGTATCCGCCGAGAGCGGGGCGGAATGGGTTGTATGGGTGCCCATAGACGAGCGTTCCATTGACGTTGTTCACGGTGTAGTCAGCGAAAAAACTGATACCGTCGTAGGCGTTAGCACTGCCATCGGAATTTGCGCCATTCAGGATCAGCTGCGTGGCCATCCGCTGTGGGTAGTAGGCGATCTCGTTGCCGATGTTCGCCGACCATTTCGCCGCGATGTTGAGTCCTTCGCGACCGCCGAGGTCTTCGAGCTGGTCCCGATTGATCTTGATGCCCTTTCCGTGGCGGAAGGTCGGATATTCCACGGACTGAGAGACCATGTCCTCGAACTCGAGTCCGCCGCTGCCGGTCGGGCCGGTCGGCGAAATGGTCGCGGTGTCGAGGAGCCAGGTGATTCGCTCGCTGGCCCCCTCGATGTTGATCGTCTTCATGATCTTGTTCGCCCACATATTTTTGGCGAGCAAGCGACGAGCAAGGTTGTTTTCCGTAATCGAACGCATCCGGCGTTCGTACGAAGTTACAAAACTAGGTGTGATCGTGAAGCCCATAACTTACGCCCCCCACGGCTTGAGGATGAGGACCCCTTTGATGGGGTCGAGCTGGAAGACGCGACCCGCGGCGGAGTTGCCGCTAGAGCTGTTGGTCACGGTGTGATCGTCGAGGATGTAAGCGGTCGTGAACAGGTTCACGACCGCTGCGCCGCCGCTGGCGTTGTCGTACCAGTCGCACGAGAGCTCCTTGGGAAGCGTGACGAGAACTTGCGAGGTCGTCGAAGCGGCCGAGTTGTCGACCGAGCCGAAAAACTCTCCGATCGGTACGAGATTCGCGTTGCCAGCTGCACCTGGTTTGACGACGTAAGCCGCCGTATCCATGCACGCAACGCCGTCGTTCCAGGCTTTCGTGCTTGCGGCGAGGGGGAGGGAAATATTCCCCGAGAGCACCTTATTGATGCCCATGCGCGGCCCAACGAGGGCGCTCACAGGCCGAGCTCCTTGTTAGTGCGAGCGAGCGCTTCCGCCGCCTGCGCGGGGCTCATCAGCCCAATGTTCAGCGTGCGGCCTTGCAGTTCCACCCCAGTCTCCAGCATGGCGCCGCCCATTGCAGCAGCAATGAGCGAAGCTTCCTCGGTCGTCGCCTGAGGGCCGGTCTTCCCCTTGCCCTGCGTACCGGCGACGTTGCCAGCACCGGCGACGGGAAACGCAAAGCCCGGGGCTAGAGGCCATGTCTCGACCGCCTGCGCTGCGGCGGCGAGGGGGAGCTGCGCGAGAGTGGCGCGAACCGCGTCCGAGAAGTCCGGGCGCTTGGCGAACAGCGCAGCCTTCGCGGCTTCGTCCGTTCGGCGAGCTTCGTTCGCCTCCATCAGGTGGACCTTGGCGGCAAGGGCGAGCATGGCCTTCGCGGTGTCGCCAGAAGCGAGAAGAGCCTGCGCCTTCGCGTCGGCGTCCTTCTTCTCGTCCTCCTTCTTCTTGGCGTCGTCCTCGGCTGCCTTTGCGGCTGCAGCCTTGGTCTTCTCATCGTCCTTCTTCTCGTCGTCTTCCATGGCCGAGAGCGCGCGCTTTGCCCACTCCCCGCCATCTTTTTCCGATGCGGCCTTGAGCGCTTTTCGCGCCTCTTCCTTGTCCATGTTATCCTCGTTCGGTTGGGACGCGGCGGGTACGTCAGAGGTAAGATCCGCCCAAGTAGAAATGCGATCCGCGAGCCCGTCCGCAACAGCCCGCGAGCCGATCCGGGTCACGCCCTCGAGCGCCTTTAGCGACTCGACCGACGTTCCTCGAAGCTCGTGCACCGTCGCGAAAAAGATGGCCGCGAGCTGGTCTACGTCCGACTGGACGCGTGCCTCAGCTTCGTCCGTGATTGCCACGTGGGCGTTGCCGTCCGCCTTGCGTGCGCCAGACGCGATGACCTTGTAGTTGATCCCCATCGCGCGATCCTGAGCAACGGTGTCGACCATCGGCTGATAGACCCCGATGCTTCCGACGATCGCCGTATCGGTCAGAACGATCTCATCGGCCGCGCAGGCGATGGCGTACGCCGACGACGCGCACATCCTGTCGGTGAACGCGACGATCTTCTTGGCCCCCGCACTCGACCGGATGAGCCGCGCGAGGTCAAACACGCCTTGCGCATCGCCGCCAGGGGAGCGGATGCGGAGAATCACCGCGCTTGCGGGGCTAGCTATTGCAGCCTGCACACGCTTCGCGATCGAGTCGTAGTCGTCGCACTCGTTCGGCCCATGCTGCACAAGCGGCCCTTCGATCGACACGACAGCGAAGCGGCCCACAAGCTCGAACGGTGGCAGCGTGGAGGCTACCGACAGTTCGAACATGCCGTTGATGGCCTTCGGCTCGATTGCCTGCGCCGTAGTCGGCATGTATCGACGAGCCATTACGCTTCCTCTTCGTAGGTGACGGGGATTTCTTCCGAGTCGCGTACCGGCTTGATCGGCACCACGTTGTCAGCGCTGGTGATGCGCTCGACCGGGATTCCAAACTGCGCCACGAACTCTTCCGCGCGCAGCTTGAGCCCGACCTTCGCAAGCGCGTCTGACAGGGTCGTGATGGCCGTCGCCGCTGCTGTATACGTCTGCGCTTCGACGTTGTGATCTTGCGGCTTCGACGTGTCCCAACGGACCATCGTCCCGGCTTCGACCGCCGCCGTGTAGCCCCAGCGGTTGAACACAAACACGGGGATTCCCTGCGTTGTGATCGTGTACGAGAGGAGCTCCGCATCCGATTGCGTGATGTCTTCACGGATACCCTGATAGAGCTTTTCGGAAGAGAAGCCGCTACCGCCCGTCGTCGAGACCTCTTGCCCAGCAAGAGCGACCATCATCTCCTTGTTGGCTGTGTCGACGCCCTGCTGGAAAATCTGATAGGCCGCGGTTCCGTTCGACTCAATCAGCTTGATTTCGTAGCCAGGCGGAAGCGAAAAGACCGTGTTGGTCCCCCACGCCATCAGCCGCTTGAAGAACGAATCCCGCTGTTTCTCCGTCGCACCGAGTGGCGTGTAAGCGACGCGCGCTGGATTCGCCAGCTTCGTCGAGTAGTTCGAGCGATGGAGCAGGTCGTGATCTTTGTTGATGTACGAGCGTCCGAGCGACTGATATAATGCGTTGTTCCACGGCGCCTGCCGGGCGGACGAAAGGTGCAGAATCCACCGACCGCCACCGGGTGTAATAGGAAGCAACCCCGCGACGCTTTGGTAGTACCAACGATCCTCGACCCATCGGTATTGAAGGTATTCGGGGTCAAGCCTAACCATCACGGGGTAGTCGCGGCCCGCCACCGGGCGAAGCTCCGCGACCCCAACGCCGAGAAGGATACCGTCCCCAACGAGCTGTGCGCACTCGGCCGGGGGAAACATCTCGTCAAACACCGACCGCGAGCCATTCTCCGCGCGGAGGGCTTCGCTGATCTCGGGATTTTTGGAATAGAAGATCTTGGGAAGCCGCGTCAGCCCAGCGGTGCGCGCGCCGAGGAGCCCCGTGAGCACGCCGTCTCTCCGCATCGCACGGCAGAGCTGCGCCGCGCTCGAAATGTAGCCTGTGTCCGCGTCGTACTGCGCTCGCTCAAGATCGGCGAGGTACCATCGCAGCCGCGTCGTGGGCTGCTGCTGAATCTGCCCGCCCATCGCCTCGCGAATCTGAACGACGCTCGGATCATCGAGGTCGAGCCCGTAGCCGTGGGTCGGTTTTTGGTACGCGGAAACGCCGAGCAAGACCGCCGCAGCATCCGCCAACGTCGATTTCGCTCGATTCGCAAATCCCACACCATAGCGGTAGGGGCGACATGTGTTTCGTGCACAACTTACAGTTGCTTCCGCCTTTTTGCCGTGCTACGCGTAAGGGACTGCCGGCAACGTGGAACGGATGAGCCCCGGATGTAGCCTAGTTTCGGGCAAAGGGAAGCGTCGCTGGTGGCAAACGGGGCATTCCGGGAAGGCTTGGCTAACAGCCTGGCAAGGTGGTTCGACTCCACGTGCTCCACTGGCCGGGAATGCTGGATCTCCACGGGTGCCCCCGTCGAGATCCATTCGCACCGGCCTCTAACTGCCGTTTGGGCTAGCCGCTTTCTTGCGGTGAATCGGGGGCAAGCACATCCCTCAGGCCCGGGCGGCGGGTTCACTGTAATGCGCGCGAAGACAGGAAAGACGGAGGTGGCGTAATGACTTGCGAGGATCTTCGGCACGTGTGTGGATCGTGTGGCTTCAAGTGGCCAGAGCGTTCCGCCTATGACGAACTGACGCTTATGAACGCTACGCTACGCGACGAGAACGTAAAGATGCGTGCCGCGCTCACCCGTATCTACAAGGGAGGCGACAACCTTTCAGCAGCTATCGCCGAAGGGGTCATCGCACCAAAGGTGCTCGGGTATTGAACAACGCCGCGCACTTCTGCGCGCGAATGGATAGTCAGTACCGCTTCCCCCCGCCGATCACCCGACACGGCGAGCGCAGCCCGAAGAGCTTCCAGAGCACCCACCGCCTAAGCTCATCAATCATCGCCACAACTTCCCCCCAAACGCCCCCTCGTACGGGTCAAACACCTCGTCCGCAGGCTCGTCGTACACCTCGGTGCCGTCGCGCGCCGGCTTCGCGGTCTTCTCCGCGATCTCGTCCTCCTCCTTCTGCTCCCGCTCCTCCTCCTCCACGATCTCCTTACCGACCTCCGATATCGGAGTGACCCGTCCATCCCACAGACAGTAGGTGACCGCGTCCCCCTTGTCCGGGCTGCGGCCCGTCGCCTTGCGTTGCTCCGTCTTGTCGTGATCTTTCAGGCGGTCACGTTCTTTGTGGTCCGCCTCCCACTCGCCGAACGTCAGATCCTCTTTCAGCTGGTCATCGTAGGGGATGCTGCACACGCGCTTCAGGAGCACGGACGCGTTGCCCCAGTAACAATCTTTCGGCCTCGAGTAGCCGGACGTGGCGAGCGTCGGGTCTTTCTCAACCGACCCGCGTCCGTCGAGCCCGCGTGCTTCGATCTGGTCGTCCTTCAGCCGGAGCGCCCCCAACGCAATGCCGAGGTCTTTTCCGAACCGCCCGGACGCGTCGTACTTGATTTTGACTCGCTCCTTTCCCCTTCGCCGCGCGGTCAACAGTGACTCGAGCTCCGCCATAATTCGATCCGTAGCGCCCTGGAACGCGTAGATCGGCCAGAACTTCCACCCGCGCCGCATCG